ACGCTGTGCTGTGCTGCGTTACGCTGTGCTGTGCTGCGTTACGCTGTGCTGCGTTACGCTGTGCTGTGCTGCGTTACGCTGTGCTGTGCTGCGTTACGCTGTGCTGCGTTACGCTGTGCTGTGGGTTACGCTATGCTGCGCTGTGCTGTGCTGTGGGTTACGCTGTGCTGCGCTGTGCTGTGGGTTACGCTGTGCTGCGCTGTGCTGTGGGTTACGCTGTGCTGCGCTGTGCTGCGCGTTACGCACAAAAAAACCGCGCATGGTAGCGCGGCGCGTATAGGCAACAAAAAAGCCGCGCTGGGCGGCTTAATTGGTTTTTATAGGGTGAAGTGAAGCGTTATCAGTATTGCGAGCCCCACAAGCTTAATTATGCGGTCAATTGTTTCAGCTTCCATAAGCGCCCCATTGTTTTGCGCTCCAAGCGCCATTCTGCAAAATTTGCTTTTCCTTATCACTGCAAGGAAAAGAACGGCCAAGCGCGTCAATTCGCTCGCAATCAATTAAACAAACAAGCGAGGGATAGCGCGACATTGGATCACCGTTAAACCAAGCGCTATATTTTGAAGCGCGGCGATCAATTTTTATTTTGTGGAAATAATGTGTTGCTTTCATGCGTCCTCGCTTTGCAAGCGCTGCAAAAGCTTGCTTTCCTCAAAATCAGGCTCAAAAATACCATTGCCCGCGCCGTGGTCTATTACTTCCATCTCAACTTCACCCATAAATTCGCGCAAATCATGCACGTCAATTTGAGCGCCGCTCAACGCGTCAATAATGGCCGCTTGCAATAGGGTTTCAATTTCATTGCAATCCCATTCTGCAAGCGGCTTATCAAGCCATGCGTCAAGCTGGCTTGAATAGTGGCTTATAAATCCGTCATATGAGGTAAAACGCGATTTAATAACGGCTTCAAGCGTGGCATGTTGCACGGCGTCAAATATTTGCTGCACGGCTTCAAAGTCAATGCGGGCAAAAATCCTATCCGTGGAAAAGTTGTAATATTTTGGGCTTTGCAATGCCGCGAACTTATGACCGGCCAAAATATCAATCCCGACTAAATCGCTGAACTTTTCCAAAAATACTTCAATATGCAAGCGACTTACTTTCTCGCGGGCGCTTTCCCATTCAGCGATTGACCATAGCTCCTCAGCGATTGCTTCAGCGCTTGCGCCTATTTCATCCGCTAAATATTCAGCCAAATTTTGCGCGGCGCTATCGAACTCGCTATCATATATTGAACAATAAAAGCCGCAAAACGGAACGCCGGTTTCAATTTGATTTTGCATTGTTTAACCCTCCAAAACTTGCGCGGCTTCAAGCTTGCGCTTTGCTTGTCTAATTTCGATTTGCCCTAATTCGCGCAAGCGTTGCGCGTAGTATTCTTGTGGATCAATAGGGAAGTAAAAATGCTTTTCAGCTTGTTGGCGGCTTTTGTGGCAATCCTCCAAGCTTGCCCGCTCTACTACCGCGCCAAATAAATCAAACACCACTACGCGAAAGCCGCGCCGCGTATTGCGCATATCTAAGGAAACGCTTTCTATTATCTTGAAAAATAGACCGTGGCAAATTGCGCGGGCGTCAAGAATGCGGGCGTGATGATAACGTAGCGTTTCGTCATCGGCATAATGAGTTTTACCGCGCAAGTTTTGTTGCGCGTTTTGCTTTCCTAAGCGGTAACACTCCAAGCGAAACACGCGCAAACCCGCGTTTTCGATTGCTTCAATGGTTTTTGCATATGGTTCAATTACTGTAATAGGCATTTATTATCCCTCCAATTTGTCAATGTTTGCTTTAAGCTTTGCCGCGATGCTTTCAATATCGCGCAAGCTATCTTTTGCGGCTTGCAAGTTATCCGCTTCAATAAAGCCGCGAACCATTGAAGCCGCGCCGTTGATTGCTCCAGCTTGAAAAAGCATTGTTTCCTTGTTTCTATCATATGCCATTTTAACCCTCGCAAGTAAGATTAAGATAAAAGCCGCCATTGTTAGGCGTCATAAATCCAACGCCGCAATCATCCGCGAAAAAATCCAATAGCGCCAAATATGGGGTTGAATAAAGCGCCGCAAACATAAGCGCCAATGCGATAAACCAAAACGCAATGTCACGTATTCTTATTTGATAATCCATGTTCGTTTTTCCTTATATATAGCGCGGCCACAGTAACCGCACCTCGCAAATATATCAAAACGCTATCAAAGCAAAGCAAAAAATGACCGGCCAGCCAAAACCGCGCCGCGCCGCAAAATATTTTTGCGCCGGTTTTGCTATTGCGAATTGATAGCAAAACGCAATCAAAAGGCGATTGCATAAACCCCGATTGTTTTTGTCGTGCTATCAATGCAAAAGCTTGAGCGTTTTAGTCGTTTAACCGATTGCGAAAGTTTTTTGCGTGACCAAAATATCACGCGCTGCAATGCCAAGCGCTCAAAATACCATGCCGCAACGCCGCAAAATCTATGCCGCGTTGCAAAAATAAACACGCAAAAAATCAAAAAAATGGGTGCAAAATCAAAAACTTAGGCAACCCCACGTGGAAAAAGCTCACCCCCACGTGGAAAAAGCTCAGCCCCCCACGTGGAAAAAGCTCAGCCCCCCACGTGGAAAAAGCTCACCGCAGTTTCGCGGTGCGCAGCGCCTGCTTCATAGTTTTCTTCAGCATGAGCTTCATATGCTTGCTGGCAAACTTATTCATAAGCCCGTGGAAGTCTGTTTTCTTCTTATAGCGCGGCATGTGGTCAAGTATGTGGAACATCTTTTGCGGCTTGCCCTTGCCAGTCACACGATAAATACCGCCCGTCTTATTGCCCCCGCCAAACTTACCTAAGCTATGCGGGCCAGCCGCGAAATACCTAACGCCGCTCTTGTTATACGGCTGCTTAATGCCAGCGCTTACCTTATTGACCTGTGACATCAGAATGTTGTTCTTACTGCCTCCAGTGCGGCTTGTAGGCGTCATAGCCCTGAATATGCCATTGTAGGGTATCTCACGCTCAAAGCGCTTCTCTACGCCCTTTCTGGGGCGCAAGCCGCCCTTGTCCTGCACCTCAAGGTAATGCTTGCCTACTTGCTTGTCCTTGCGCCGTACAGTCATCACAAGATTGCGCTTCTTGGCTGGCTGAAAGTAAAACGCATTAAGCGTGAAGGCATTGGCGTTTGTAAACTTGCGCTTCATATCGTTCTTATTGATGCGCACTAGAAACTTGCCGGTTTCATTCATGGCCTTCGATGTGGCAAACGGGATCTGCGTCTGCACCATATTCGACAGCTTGCGGTTTAGCTTGGACGTGTCGCCCTTCATTTCAAACGAAAACATATAAACCCCTACGTGGTAAAAGCTCATCCCCCTACGTGGAAAAAGCTCAGTGTATTTCTTCTATCAAGCCATTGTCTGAGGTAATCATCTTAATCACCACAAGCATTGCAATCAGCACATCCCGCGTCTCAGCATCATCAGCGACACGCTCATCGATAAAGTCAAATACCCTATCTATTTCTTCAGTGTCCATCTCAGTGTCATCACTTGGGAACCTTACGATGCTCATCATGCTAACTTCCTTTTCTGCATCATAGCACAGGATTGCATAAAAAAAATCCCCCAGCCGAAGCCGAGGGAAGTTGTGAGGCCCAACCACGACAGGGAGGTAACGTGGCAGGGGAGCAGGTGCATCTCTGCGTGAGATGATGCTACTCCTTATGCAATTCATATGCAAGCGCCAGATAGCCTATGGCGTCTGCAATGCTATCCCTGTGGTAGTCACCCTTCGCTAATCTAGCGATCTTCAGGTCAGCCATCATAATGCAAACCTCATAGGATGACACATAATTGCCCATGTGCTGCGTCCATCGCTCTGCAATGTTGGCGAAGTTTTCTGATGGCGTTCCATAGTCAGCTTGCCGTTGACCGTGGACGAGGCTACTTGCCTCGCGCAGTATTTCGTTTCGTCTTGTTGGTTGATCCATTCTTCTTCTCCAATTCATATTTCCGCATCAGTATCAGCCGACGCTCTTCTTCGCTCCACTTGGGCAGATCCACGCCCAACACTTTTCTGCGATTGGCGAAGCCTTCTAGCTCGTCAATATCGTGAATATTTTTTAGCTTATTCGCCACTGATTTTGTCGCATCACTTTGACTACCGTCGCAGTGTAGCATCCCTAAAGGGATTTGCGACACATACGACGCACGTCTGTCACCGTCGTAGTTTTGCGTCGCATAGCGTCGTAACCGTCGCACTTTGTATTTTTTACCGTTTATTACCAGTGACTTATAATCATCCGCAAAATGCGACGCTATTCTACGCTCTGTCATTTATCCTCCATTTTGTGCGATTTTGAGATAACACCGATTTTATCGTCATTTTTGTGCATTATGCTCTTATCTATCAGCCCATTTATTGCCCTCGCCCATGCGTCTCTTTTGTTGGATACGGTCAGCTTTCCCTCGAAATGTTTTCGCAATTTATCCTCTTCTATAATCCAATAAGAGCCACCGGCTGGCCATCCCGCGCCAGATGGGTTTATCCCTCCTTCACCTTCATCCTTCAACTGCTGAAACGCCTCCAGCAGCTTCTTCTGGTTCCCAGATGGTTTGCCTTTCTTCGCCTCTTTCACATCTTCTTCAGTAGCCTTTTCAATCAGCACAGTTGTCACCTTATCGCCATCCTGATCTATTCCAAGCTCTTCAACGCGAAGTGTAAACGGGAACTCCGCGCCAGTCTCCATGTCACGCTGCTTGGTGGCCCTAGCAAATCTGATGTCGGTATCCTTGCTTTTCTCAAGCTCAATCTCTGCATCAGTTGCGGCGCGTAATGAGCTATGCCCGCGAGCGCCAGCGGCAGTATCTTTACCAGAATGATGAACCACCATAACGTGTGATTTGGTGAAGTCTCTAAGCTCATCAATGTTAGATATAAACGCAGTCATATCTTCTGGCCCGTTTTCATTCCCGCCTGCCATTGCTCTTGATAGCGTATCAACCACAATCAACTGCAATGGCGCACCCGCATCAGCCTCTATCTCCCTACACAGCTTCCCAAGCTCAGGCAGGCTTTGACTAGGGTGCAGCAAATCAACAGGTGATGGCCGCACATACAATGGCACGTCAGACCGCCCATAATGCTTCGTGAGTGCGTAAATCCTATTGTGGAATGTCAGCCCACCTTCTGTGGCCAAATAAAGCACAGGGCCACCATCTACGCGAAACCCTTGCCACATATCATTTGCCGCAATGCACCAAGCCATATCCAAGCAGATAAATGATTTGCCCACATTAGATGGCCCGTAAACCACTGACATCTGCTGCTTTGCAAGCCACCCTTTTATTAGATAGTTGCTCTGCAATATCGGTTGCGCTTGGTCTGGTTTAAATACCGTATTTAGCAGGCTATCTTCGCTCTGCGGCTCAGGGATTGGCTTTTCTGCTATCTTCTGCAACGCCTCAAATGGGTTATCATCCTTCTTCTTGCTGCTTGATGGGTTTATTTCTTGGCCATATGCTCTGACAGCATTTTCAATAGACCCGTCATGCTCAAAGTGCGCATATAGTGAAAAAGCATCACCCCAGCAGTATGCGGCCTTATCATTACCCTTCTTGTTGCCAATCCCAGCATTGGCGTCAGATCCAGACAAACTGACCCAATGCGTCTCATAGTTGCGCGTTGCGAATGACTTTGTGGATTGATATGGGCTGCGCCATTGCCTGCTACCCCTTAACTGCTCATATCCATACTTGACCAAAAGATCCTCTATTGAATGGCGAGCATTAAACTCATCAATGGGCATGATCTGATCTGGATTTTCAGCAAGCTTTCGCTCACGTTCCTTGCGCCTTGCCTCACGTTCACGTTCAACTTGCGCTAATAGCTCAGCCTCCCTTTCTTCATTCGCAACTGCACGTATGAATATTGGATGGTTATCCTCTATAGAAAGTGGGCGATCACTGATTGTCTTGTGCTTATAGAAGAATGGCTGATTATCTTCACCGCGCAACTCTGGCGGTACATTTGGCAAATAGATGACCTGACCATATCTTGATAAGACAGGATCAGCCTCAATACCTTTTTCTGCCAGCAAGTCAAACAGAGCAGTCTGAAACTCGTTATATGTCTTGCCGATCATTGATTGCGCAGTTGGGATTAATACGCGCCACTTCTTATTCCAATCAGATGAGCTAGAAGATGAATAGGCGATCATAGCGCAACTGCCAGTAATATCCGTTATGGCATCTATGATATGGTCTAACTCGTGATTGCCATCATCGATGTCCACCGCAAGCATGTGGAATTTACCACGCTCCTTTTGCGCTTGATGCGATCTACCATCATATTTCTTATAGCTGGATGGTATTATAAATGAGGCATCAAGCTTTGGCTTGCACTGCGGCTCAATCACCAATTTGGCTATCTCCTTCCATCCAATTCCATCATATTCCTGATCTGGATAGTCAATCTTTGTATCATAGCTCCCATGAGCAACTAAAAACTTATCATTCATTTTGACTGCTCCACTAATACAGATTTCATTTGGCTACCTGACCAGTGGCGGTATCTGTAGCGATCTGGATTAAACTTGACGCCACGTGAAGGCTTAAAGACCATCAATGGCATTTCGCCCAAGAAGAAGGCAAATGAAGTGCTGTGGATAACCATATAGCCGACGTTGAAGTGAGCCATGACAACCGCTAAATATTTCATAGCTTCATCGCTCTTAACTGCTAACCGATTGGACGCTATTGGCCCAATGAACACTGGATTTTCCAATGCGACTGCATAGCTATGCGCCTGTGCTGCTGCTAGTGCCATTTGTGATGAACTTAAAAGTGACTTCTTGACCTCAATGGGAAAATAAAAGTCATCAAAGCGAGCGACAAAATCTAGCCGCTTACCGCTTTTTAATATATGTTGCTGCTTATACCAAATGTTCGCAGCGTCTAATGACCTTTTTATAGCTCGCTCTGCGTCTTGCTCGCAGTCAAACGAGTAAAAGACTTGTGATTTGTCGTACATGAAGTTATGTTCCTTTTGTGAATGACCGACATTCATACTGCTCCTTATAAGGGCGCTGCGCTCTCCCACGCAGCGCCCTATTTTTATTTAGAACGGGATTTCATCATCAAATGTTCCGCTTGCTGGTGCATCGATGACAGCCGCTGCTGGTGTAGCCGTTGGTAAACCGAATGGATCATCTTTTGGCATTGTGTCTGCAATACTGACGAACCCCTCCATTGCCGCAAATGGTGATGCTTGTTCCAGTGGCTTATGCTCTATGACTTGCACAGCCCGCAGCCTGAGCGACACACCGGCATCGCGCATGTTATATGGCACGAAAGTCACTGCCACGTTTACGGTGCTGTCTGTGGTTAGCATAAAGTCATGTGCCAGCTTATTACCTTTGGCATCATATTGACCAACGCCATTGGTTAGCTCTCCGTTATAATTGCCTTTGAGCTTGGCCTTAGCGATAAAGATTTCATCGCCATCCTTTTTGAATGGCATGTTAAACTCTTCTGGCCATTCTGGTTTGCGCTTTGCTGCGTATGCTTTGCGCATTTCATCTAGCAAAACCTTCGCCTGGTCACGTGTCATCTTGATTGACATCTCATATGCCGCATTAGGATCTTTGGGATCACATGGAACTGACCTTTGTTCCTCAGCGGAATATTTGTAGGTTTTGTTGATACGTGGCCACAACGCTTTAACGTTCTTGATGGTATATTGCATTTATTGCTCCTTTGCTTTTAACCATTCTGGTAGTTCAATTATATTAACCTCAGGCCAATCAGTCGGGTATGACTGCTCATCCTGAGCCTTCTTTATGCGCCGCAGAATATTCATCATTCTTTGATGCGCATAATCCAATACGCCATTGCTTAGGACGTGAACCCCTACAGCGTATGGCGGTGATTTTTCCACTGCGGCGAATATGCAGTGTGTCACAGGCAGCTTTTCGATTGCAAGCACATATCTGTAGAACGCCATTTGCAAATCATAGCTGTATGACCAGATGTGCTTTTGAAACTCACGCTCTGATGGCCCAGCGTCTAAAGTGCTTTTTAGATCCAGCAGCAGGCCACCTTCTTTTACATAGCAGTCTGGCCTACAGCGAAGTCCAAGACCTGTTTCTGGACAGGTAACAAATATGCTATGCTCTATCATTGCGCTGGGATGCCTCACGATTGAGGCTACCCTTGGGTGGCGCAATGCACTTTCTGCCATTGCATTACAAATGTCGTAATCGCCTTGCGTTAGCAGAACCTTACCTTGCGCCTCTGCTTCTTCCTTGGCTTCGCTCCACGCTTTTCCCCTGCGCGTCTCTGGGCCGCGTATAACGCGCCCTTCGCTTGGCTCTAGGGTTAGCTCGTGAAAAGCCGTTCCCAGCGCCAGAGCGGGCGTCTCAGAGCGTACAGCGCCCTTCCAGTGGGCCAATGATTTAGACGCAGCTTTGACATCACTGCTGCTGATTTCATCACGCTCATGGTAGGCGTGGTTGGACATGCTGGGATCAATCATTCATCATCTCCCTAACTAAGTAGCAAAATCCCTCTAAATCCAAGACAGCGACAAAGCCGTTGTCTTTTTCTTCGTACATGACCGCGTGTAGAGGAACGACAACACGCACGTCACGATGGTCAAACTTATAGACAACACATGGCAGCTTTCCTGTGCGATTTGCGGCGCGACTGGCTTGACCCCACCAGTCTGGGCGCATTCCATCGCCAGATTTGTAGCGCTTGCATTCTATAACGAATGGAAAGTTTACGCCTTTTTCTGGCACTAGATCCCCGTGATCGCCTTCGCGGTATTGCTCAAGATCGCGCTTGAACTTAATCCCAAGGTTATCCCATAGGTAATTGGCTATACTGCGCTCGAATTGTGCGCCCTTTGCGCGTGAATTAACCATCTACTGCTGGTTGCTCCACATGAATGCCACGCTTTGCGAGGTAATCCCGCAATGCGCCTTCTACTATGCCTGCCATACTGCGGCGCTCTTTTTTCTTTATGATCTTCATAGCCTCAACTAAATCTGGGTCTATGCGCACCAACAACTGATGTAATTCCATTGCAATTCTCCTTTGCTATATTTTTGATATATAAGTGCTTGCAAACTGTCAAGGGATAGCATAATGATATATTCACTACCTAATGAAAGGAAATAAAATGAACCTCGCAACAACACATGATTTTGTAATCACTCACATGATGGACAACGGCACGACATTTGGAGTGCGCGTTGATACTGGCGAAAGCGTACATGTTTCGCCGCGTTTATCTCAGCAATGTAATGCTCAGATCGATGACATCTGCACCGGCATCTTAGTGCGCAATACGCAGTATAACGCAGACCGCACACCTTGGGTTGCCGCCTATGTAGAAAAAGCTCGTCCTGCGAAGGAAATGTTCAGGGAAATGTTTGGCGATATGCGCCCTGAGCCAGTCGAAGAAGCGCCAAGGGAGCGCACTTGGGATGAGATAGCTGATGAAATTATTGCTTTCCTGAGCAGCCCAGAGGTTTCATACTGCGAAACATCAGACATTAGCGAGGCAGTCGATATGGAAACCCGAAGGTTAAGTAATGTGCTGGAGCATATGCATAGCCACGGCAGAATATGCAAAGCAGAGGTGCGCCAGAAGGCAGATCAAGAGCGCGTATCTATGGCGCTGTGGTCTATTGATATAAGTGTGTACCAATGAGCTATTGCAGAGAATGTGAAGGTACGGGCCGCATAGAGCGCCGCAGCTTTATGCAAACGCCTGACAGTGCAACATGGGAAACATGGACAGAGCCATGCCCCTATTGCGCAGATGAAGATGATTATGATTGGCGCGGGGAGGATCAAGAATGACAAAAACAACATGGATTGCTCTAATAGTATTTTCATCGCCATATGAATGCGCAGAATTTATCGAAAAGTACAAAGCCAACCTATATGGCCCTGTGCAATGCGTTATTCAGCATGAAGAAACAAACACCGTGCGCCCCAAGCGCAAGCCGATAGAGGAGAATAACGATGGCTAAATGGGATCTTACCAAGATCGAAAACTGCTCAACCGTGGGCGATTATATTGATGAAGATGATACACAGCCAAATCAGCCAACGCCGCTGATGATTGTGCGCTCTATTAGTCGCAAAGCAGATATTATGCGAATGGATGCTGGGCGCAATCCAGAGCGCCGCACAATGAAGCAACGCGCTGAGGAAATCATGTCGCTGTGCAGCATGTTGGAGAAGCGCCTATGAATGAACAGATGACGCTGCTAGACCGCTGGAAAGAAATGGCCACCATAGAAAACGCAAGAATGCACCGCCGCATGATTGGACGGGATGACATGCACCCTTATTCTTACAAGCCTTGGGCAATAGAAAAGCTGCGCAAGGAGATTGAGCGCTGCCTAAGAAGGCATGGTGAGCTATCTGTGGGTGATTTGTGCAGCATGATTGAGCAGGATGTGACGCATATTGACCTTGGCTTAAAGACCCTACGCGACCGGCGTAGGATTGTTAAAACGTCTTATCTTCATGGCCAGCAGCTATATCGCATTAGCACAAAGGATGAGCGCCGCTTGTAGATCACCCGCAAAATATAGAGATACAAAATACCGCGTAGTCAAATCATTGATTATGCGGTATTTTTATGCGTGGCCAACAGAAACAGTATCGGACGTGCAGGCGAGTTTCTCGTTGCAGCCGAACTTGAGCAGCGCGGGATACGCTGCCATCGGGTAGATATGGAGGGTGATGACCTTTGGGTTAAGTCAGCCAACGGTGAGCTTGTCACTTTGCAGGTCAAGACAACCTTCAGGCCACGTCCAGATCGTAACCGCCCACTATACTACTCATTCACACGCGCCAATGGCGATGCGCAAATATTTGCGTATGTAGCTATGGATATACGTTTGTTTATACTGCGTGGCAAACCAACCGGCAAAACGGTACGCATAAAGCCTGCCGATTTTACGCAGCAGGCTATGGATGACAGCATATTAAGATTTCTGGGTGGTTCGTGAGGCCAGCCGAAGCTGACCCCAAATCGTCATATCATTAGTTCAAAGTGAGGGCCATCAATAAATGGCCTTCTGCCCTGACTTCTTCGCAGATCCACATATTCGTTCATGGCATCTTCCATAGATCGACCTTGGCTCTTCCATGTGCCAATGCAGTCGATCTGCCATGCAGCCCCCCAGCGTACTTTTATGCCAAGTGAATTAGCTGCCTCTGCCATTGCGTCAGCCAGATCATCATAAAGATTTAACTCCCATGATCCCCTGCCCGAAATATAAGCCATTATATCGACTGCAAGGCCATCCAGATGCTTGCTCTTCATGGTTTGGCTAGCGCCCTTAGCAACCAATGCTTTCTGCATCTCCAGTGTGCGCACACCCTGCACAACGCCAAAGTCAGTTTTGGTTAGATTGATGGCCATCTTAACAACTGCCACCATGCGGCTGTCTACGCCTTCTAGCCGATCAAGGCTGCGCTGTGATAACTTGAATGTCATTTGTTCCCCCTAAAGAACTTTGTTGCAGAGCGAACTCCGAAGCTAGCAGCGACTATAACGCCTAAAGTGTACTGATACCAGTCTGGCATGGCTTCCAGCGCTACAAACCCCTCTGCAACGGCTGTGCGCCCCCATTCACCGCAGAAGGAAAGCACCAGTGGCACAGAAAACAAACCCACAAGCCATTCATCCTTAAAGCTGTTCTGCGAGCCTTCAGCCATGATGCGCTCCCAATCGGCAACGCTGGTCTTTTCAGACAGCATGATTTTAGCTTTAGCCTCTGCCTCAGTTAGCTTTAGCTTGGCTTCTGCTGCATTTTTATCAGCCTTGCCTTGCAGCCATGATCCAGCAAGGTTTGCTATTGGCCCTATAAATGCTTGTATCATTTCTCAGACCCCAGCCAAACCGCAAATGCGCCAGTCATAGCACCACTAACAACACTAATTAGCGCACTTTGCTGCGTACTAAGATCAGGCTGTTGAAGCGCCCATTCTATGCAGCGTATATACATCACCGTCATTACCAGCATCATCAGACGCGGCATAAGCTTGTATTTCAGGATCTTCTCAAAGGTATTTGCCATGTTAAACCTCTATGTTGATGTTAGTGCCTTGCGGCCTGTCAGCAGTGGTCTTAGTGCCAAACCTATCATAAGCCTTGCCTAAGTCCAACTTTTGCTCTCTGAGCGCGTCCAGATGCGCGTGGTTGGCCCTGTGTTCCTTAGCCACCCTTTGCTCAGCCAGATGCGCTTCTATGCGCTCCCTGGTCTGCGTTTGCTGGTGTATGTCCGACTGCACGTTAAACGGTGCGCTGCCTATACCTGATACACCGTCAGCCATCTACCACCACCCAGCGCCCAAACCAGTCAACCATGTGCCGCCTCCTATAATAGCCGCCAGCATTACAAGCAGTAATATCAGCAGTAGCGTTTCAAAGAATGCTGCTTTGCGCTCCTGCTGGCGGTACAGCGTTTCTTCACGCTCTTTCTTAATTTTGCGCCGTAGCTCTACCATTTCGCGCCAAGTGCCGTAACCAAATCTATTATTCAGCAACTGTTGCAAGTCTTTTTCCTGCTCAGCCAGCTTCTTCTGGTGGATTATGATCTGAAGCGCCTCTTGCTCCACAGACCCTGATGAAAAAAGCTTAGTGAAGATTGGCGGGTTTTTACGCTGCTGCTCTGCGCGACCCAGATCCGCTGCCGCGCCATACCACTTGCCTAGCTGACCAGCCACGTCCTCTAGCTCACGCCCAGCGTAAACCAGCTTTTTGACCATGTTATAGGCTTGTGTGGCCCCAGCAATGGCTGTGATTGGATCTATCATCAAGCACCTTTGCCCACCTTTGCAACTGGTGGACACTTAAAGTTATACGGTATTCTTATAACATATGGGTAGTGATAATAAAATCCGCTTGGGCATCTGTATATACAAGCGTTATACAACACATGACCTTCTACTATAACGCCAACCGCTATACCGGCCAGCGCACAGATCATCTTTCCATCAGCCTATCTATTTTTTCTTCTATGCGATCAAATCGCGCCACGATTTGGCTCATTACAGCAGAGCTATCAGTTTTCGTGACATATTCCCGCGCCATTTCTTCGCGGGTTTTGTTTAGCAATATGCTAATGCGCTGAACTTCAGCATACGCACTGCGAAGCAGCCATCCCATTAAGCCTAAACCAGCAGTTAGGGCAATGCTCCACAGTGCGTCCATTTCCATTAGTCCACCACTTCATCTTCTTTGGTTTGATCGGATGCCCTCTCAACTTCTTGAGCAAGCAGATTAACAGCCATTTGCCGCCCTAAAGCAAGGCTATTAGCTGTAAACTGATTGATCCGCAGCTTATTATCAAAGTCGTTCAGGTGATCGACATAGACTTTTGCGTCATCAGATAGATCATCAACAAGGTATTCTTTATCATTGATGGTAACGGTTGCTTTTTGGTTTTTAGCCATTACACGATTTCCTTTAATTTAAGTATTAGCTGCAATAGCAGCGTTAACAGCGGTCATATCTTCCGTAGTCCAGAAGTCTTTAGCAACCATTAGCTGTAGATGCTCTACGTTGCGTGACACAGTGTCAGTCCAATCAGCATCCTCCATGTCCTCTGGTTTGCCAGCGTTTAGCAAGTCAACAGAGTGACCCATTGCTGTGTAGTGTTGTGCGATCTCTTCCGCAGTTGGTGTATCAGTCATGTCTTTCTCCTTTTCTGACTAATGTTATGCGTTTTCTAAGGCAGTGATCCGTGCCTCTAGTTCTTTGATTGTAGCGACCAAGAGTGGCACTAGCTTGCTTTGGTCAATGCCTTGGTAAACAGGGTTGCCATCATCATCGACTTCGTTGTGTGTTCCTGTGATTGCCTCTGGCACTACTGACTGAACTTCGTGCGCTAGGAAGCCATCAACGGTTGTGTCGGCATCTGCAATGAAGTTGAACCGATGAACAGGGATTTGCTTGAGGCGATCCGTTGCCCCTGTTAGTTCAACTACGTTTTCTTTCAAGCGGTAGTCTGAAGTGGTGTTGTAAGATGTTGAGGAAGTATTACCTATAATCTGCCCGATAACTGTTCCACCAGAGTTTTCAAATGCTAACATCCAGTTGCCAGTTGCTTCACACCTTAAACGGATACCAACAGCTTTATTTGTTCCTGCAAGTTTTACTTGTAAAACACCAGTCCCTAAAGCAGCGCTAGTATTAAAGTTAGCACGACCATCACTGTCGATGACTTGACGAGGATTACCATCCCCATCCGACAGCACGATGTTGTTGCTTGAGGTGCGGATGTCTAGGCCGCCGTTGTTGCCTGTAAATCGACCAAGGATGGTGTTGTTATTGCCTGTGGTCATTAACGTGCCAGCTTGACGACCAATGTATGTATTGCTTTGACCCGTGGTGTTTGCTTCTCCAGCTTCAGAGCCAAAGAAAGCGTTACGTTGACCTGTGCTGTTATAACCTGCCTGATACCCAACAGCAGTGCTTTCGCTGGCGGTGGTGTTGGATTTTAAAGCATCATTACCAAGAGCAACATTGTAGTTGCCAGTAGTGTTTGATGCAAGTGCGCCAGAATTGGAGCCAATACCAATGTTATGAATGCCAGTAGTGTTCGCACCCACTGCCGCATATCCAATCCCAATATTGTTAGTGCCAGAAGTGTTCGCATCTAATGCTTGATAGCCAAATGCTAGGTTTTCACTCCCCGTGGTGTTAGCATATAATGCCTGATACCCAACAGCAGTGTTGTTGCTGGCGGTGGTGTTGGCATGTAAAGACTGATGACCAATAGAAACGTTATTTGCGCCTGTCGTGTTGGCCTCAAGTGACTGCGCCCCAACACCTACGTTGTAGCTACCTGTTGTGTTATTATATAAA